TGAGAATCCTATTGATTGGGGTGATGGTGAGTGGACGCTTCATTCCTTTGAACCTGATGTTGAAAGGTTAATGGAGTTGTTCATTGACCAGCTCAAGAATCAGAGTGGTATCAATAATGTAGTGTCTTGTATCTCAGACAAACAGAACTTCAGAAAAGAAGTTGCTTCTTACTACAAGGCTAATCGTAAAGACACACGCAAGCCTATGCTGCTTAACTATGCAAAGACGTACTTACATAACAAGTACAAAGGGATGATTATTCCCAAGCTAGAAGCAGATGATGTGCTAGGTATCATGGCAGGCACTGACCCTAACTGTGTGATCTGGTCGCTTGATAAAGATTTGCTAACCATTCCTGGACGGCATTTCATTGATGGCGAACTTGTTGAGATAACTCAGGATGAAGCTGATCGTTGGTTCTACTACCAAACCTTAGTAGGGGATAGCACTGATAACTATTCAGGTTGTCCTAAAGTTGGGCCGAAAAAAGCAGAAAAAATTTTAGAGGACTCAGAAGATTACTGGGCTTCTACTGTCTCTGCTTTTGAAAAGGCAGGACTCAATGAGGATGTAGCAATAGAGAACGCAAGGCTGGCTCGTATCCTGAGAGCAGAAGACTTTAATGCTGAGACACGAGAGGTAATCCTGTGGAACCCAAGCTAAAACAGAAAGTAGTAGATGGACAGCTAGTCAATTACTTTGATGAACCTGTACTTGAAGATGAATGGGAGTGGGAGGATCAAGTCAATAGTCCTTCTCACTACACCGAGGGTACGATTGAAACCATAGACTACATTGAGGATGTGCTGGGTAAGTATCATGCTATCCACCACTGTCATGGAACAGTCCTTAAATACTTAGGCTCACGCCTTTGGAATAAATCCAACCCACTTCAAGATGCAAAGAAAGCACGTTGGTACTTAGACAGAATGATTAAGAACATGGAAGAAACCAAAGGGGAAAACTGGTGAGCTTAGATAATCTAGAGAAACTCATTGTACAGTGGGGGGAGGAGAAAGGAATCCTCCCTGACCCTGATCCTGTAGCTCAATATGAAAAGACATTGGAAGAAGTCGAAGAGCTAAAGGATGCCATAGTCTATAGTGATGAACATGAAGCCAAGGATGCTATTGGCGACATATTCGTTACACTAGTGATGCAGTCACGAGCATGGAACACATCCATGAGTGAGTGTGTTGAGCAAGCATATAATCAAATTAAGAACCGAACAGGCCGTATGGTTGATGGCCAGTTCGTAAAGGAGTCAAAATGAAAGTAGAAATTTATGGGGTGGAAGGCTGTATTTACTGCGAGAAAGCAGTCAGCTGGTGTGAAGATAATGACATAGGCTTTACATATTATGATGTAACTAACGCATCAGATTTAATTGAAGAACTGATAGAACGAATTGGTTTTGTTAAAACAGTTCCTCAGATCTTTATTAATGACAAGCACATTGGTGGCTATGAAGACTTGGTAAAGACTGAGGTGGAAGCGTGACAGTAACCACTGAGATTCTTTCAGACATCACAACCTTCTCAAAGTATGCGAAGTATCAACCAGAACTTCAGCGTAGAGAAACTTGGGAAGAGCTGGTCACTCGCAACAAGCATATGCACCAGCGCAAATACCCTAAGATCGCTAAAGAAATAGAGGAGGCTTACAAGTATGTGTACGAAAAGAAAGTTCTACCAAGTATGCGTTCTCTACAATTTGGTGGTACTCCTATTGAGCTTGCCCCTAATCGCATTTTTAATTGTGCTTACTTACCTATAGATGCACCTGAAGCTTTCAGTGAAACTATGTTTCTATTATTGGGAGGCACTGGTGTAGGTTACTCCTGCCAACGTCACCATGTAGCCCAGCTACCAGAAGTAAATGGACCAAAGAAGCGCAAGCGTAGGTTCTTAGTATCCGACAATATTGAAGGATGGGCTGACGCTGTTAAGGTATTAGTAGAAGCATACTTCAAGGGCTTGATGGATGTTGACTTTGACTTCCGTGACATTCGCCCGAAGGGTGCATTGCTTATCACTTCGGGGGGTAAGGCTCCTGGACCACAGCCACTAAAGGATTGCTTACACAATCTGCGTAAGGTGTTTGATGGTGCTATTGGTCGTAAGCTAACTACCTTAGAAGTGCATGACCTACAGTGTTATATTGCTGATGCAGTATTGGCTGGTGGTATTCGTAGGGCAGCTCTTATCTCCCTATTTAGTATGGACGATCAAGACCTACTAGGCTGTAAGGCTGGTAACTGGTGGGAAGAGAATCCACAGCGAGGCCGAGCTAACAACTCTGCCGTTATCCTACGTCACCGAGTAACCAAGCAAGACTTCTTAGACTTGTGGAAACGTGTTGAGTTGTCTGGTTCTGGTGAGCCTGGAGTTTACTTTAGCAATGATAAGGATTGGGGAACTAACCCTTGTTGTGAGATAGGTCTACGCCCGTTCCAGTTCTGTAACTTATGTGAGCTGAACGCCAGTGATATTGAATCCCAAGAAGATCTAAATGAACGCTCTAAGGCGGCTGCCTTGATAGGTACTTTGCAGGCTGGATACACCAACTTCCATTACCTACGAGAAGTATGGCGAGAAACTACCGAGCGTGATGCTTTGTTAGGCGTAGGCATGACAGGCATTGGATCAGGAGAGGTACTTAAATATGATCTTACAGAAGCAGCGACAGTGGTTGTGGCTGAAAACAAACGAATTGCTGAACTCATTGGAATTAACCCTGCGGCTAGGACTACTACTGTTAAGCCCAGTGGTACTAGCAGTTGCGTGTTGGGTACTAGCTCTGGTATTCACGCATGGCATAATGATTTCTACATAAGACGTATTCGCTTAGGTAAGAATGAAGCTTTGTACCAATACCTAGCTGATAACCACCCTGAACTAGTCGAAGATGAATACTTCCGTCCTAATGAAATGTCAGTGGTTGAGATTCCACAGGCTGCACCAGAAGGATCTATCCTCCGTACTGAAAGCCCAAGCGACCTGCTTGAGCGAGTGCGTAGGTTTAATACTGAGTGGGTACATCCTGGTCATATTGAAGGACAGAACACACATAATGTATCCTGTACTATCTCATTAAAAGATGATGAATGGGAGCACTGTGGTGAATGGATGTGGAAGAACCGCTACTCATTCAATGGTATCTCAGTCCTACCTTATGATGGTGGCACTTACCAACAAGCGCCTTTTGAAGATATTTCAGAGGAACGCTTTAACATTCTAGCAAACAGTCTCACTGCCGTAGATCTTACCAAGGTGGTAGAGGTTGAGGATAACACTGACCTAGCAGGCGAAGCTGCCTGTGCTGGCGGTGCTTGCGAAATCACATAATCAAGGAACTACTATGGACGACTTAACCACTATTGAAGTTACGGCTGAAGATGCCGAAGCGTATTTTGATTCAACCCATGATGCTATTGAAAAATACTTGGATGATTTAGGTGAGGCTGCAACCTTACAGGAATTGATCCGATGTAATGCTGATTTAGTGGGTAAGATTGTAGATGCCTATGACGTGCTTCTCGCACCAGCCGCAGTAAAACATTAAGGGTACAGATGAAAGCAGAATACATAGACCACATGGGGAGCGATCTCACTGTGGTCAATGCAGCACGAGTAAGCTTTGCTAAAGAAGCTGAGGAGCTGGGTACTAAAGACCAAAGGTTAATTAAATACCTAGCTAAACATAACCACTGGACACCCTTCAGTCACCCACAAATTACCCTGCGATATACAATACCTATCGTGGTTGCTCGCCAAGAGTTTAAACACACCATAGGCTTCTCAAGAAATGAGATCAGCAGACGATATGTGGATGATACTCCTGAGTTCTATGAACCTAAATCGTGGAGAGCTAGGCCAGAGGGTAGCATAAAACAAGGAAGTGCAGGTGACGTAGACAGTCAGAACCAATTTGATTGGCTATATAAAGAGGCTTGTGGAGTTACTCGTGAGATTTACTTCCAGATGATTGAGGCAGGTGTAGCGCCTGAACAAGCTCGTTTGGTCTTACCCCAAGGAATGTACACAAGCTACTATGTTACTGGCTCACTCGCTGCTTTCGCTCGTATGTGTAAGCAACGATCCGATAGCAGTGCACAGGTGGAAATCCAAGAGCTTGCCCTACACGTTGGTGAGATTATTGAACCTTTGTTTCCTCATTCATGGGAAGCATTAACGACTTAATTACCCGTAAACTTGTGGGTCATGTTTTAGATAATGTGATCCACAAATACATTAGGAGATACTATGACAGCTACAAATTGTATCACAGGGCATCCTATTAAAAGTAGAGTAACTTCTGAGAAGTATGCTGATAACTGGGATGCAGTATTTAAAAAGAAAGATAAGCAGGAAGAAACCTGCAAGTATGATGGTTCTGAAGACACAGAAGCAGAGCCAAAACAAGATGATGTTCATAGAAAACTTTGAGGAAATCATGCGCTCGTTTGGGTGTGATTTCAATACAGCAATGCAAATGTACCAACGTGGTACAGTATGGGAAGACTAAGATGGCAGAACCAAAGACAAAGAAAACTGTAGTGAAAAAAGTAGAAGAAGCTGCACCAATGAACAAAGGTGATTTAACTGCAATTATAGCAGGTATTCTTTTGACCAAAGGTACACTTAATTCTGTAACTGCTCTGGAAACAGCAGAGTACATTATTAATCAAGCACATAAATAAAAATAGGCTTATTCTAAAGTTGCACTATCGAACACAAGAGGTGTTCTTATTATGAAAGTATTATTTCAAGGCAGTGGTATTAACTCAAAAATTGTTAAGCATTTGGAAGAGTGTTTCCCGAATGTACTGCCAGTAGATTATATCACTCAAGATGAATTAGCCTTTCTCCAAGGCCAGCAAAGCGTAATTGCTCACTGTAAGAGATTATTGGAGGAGGCCCAAGAGGAGAATTAATATGTGTTTTGGAGGCGGTAGTGGCAATACTACTACACCAGCGCAAAGCGCACCTGTGACTTCTGCTACACCAGAGTTCCAAGCCGCAGGATATGATGACGAGAAATCATCCGAGAGTTCAATGAAGAAGCGTAGAGGTAAGCGTGGCTTGCGTATCAACCGCACCTACGACTCAGCTAATACAAATAGCAAAGCTTCTGGTTTAAACATCCCAACCAAATAGGTTTATAAATGATTGAAAGTAACGGCAGTGTGGCGAAACGCTACGCACAGTTGGAGACAGCTAAGTCGGCCTTTCTGCAACGAGCTAGGGATGCAGCAGAGCTTACCATCCCTGCTTTACTTCCCCCAGAGGGACATTCAAGTAGCTCAGACTTTTCGACTCCTTACCAATCCGTAGGATCGAGAGGTGTGAATAACTTGGCAGCTAAGTTCTTACTTACTTTGTTGCCCCCTAACTCGCCATTCTTTCGATTAATGATTGATGATTATGACCTAGCTCAGATAGCTGGGGATAGTCAGCGAGGAGCTGTTGAAGAAGCTTTAGCTCGTATTGAACGTGCAGGACTAGCAGAGATTGAAGGATCTGCTGTGCGTGTCCCTGTGTTTGAAGCACTAAAGCAATTAATCGTTGCAGGAAACGCATTAGTCTATATGCCCAAAACAGGCGGCATGAAAGTATTTCGCCTAGATCGCTACGTTGTGAAACGTGATGCTATGGGTAATGTCCTAGAAATTTTAACCAAGGAAAGCATATCCCCTTTAATGCTTCCTGAATCTACTCGTGCATTACTAACTGACCCAGTAGATCGTAACACAAAAGACTACGATCTTTATACCTGTGTTAAACGTAAAGGTAACAAGTGGGAAGTATACCAAGAAATCCAAGGTATAGCTATTCCTGGAAGTGAAGGTACATTCCAAGAAGATCGTTGCCCCTATATCCCCCTTCGGTTCTGCCGAGTAGATGGTGAGGATTACGGACGAGGCTTTGTCGAAGAGTATATTGGAGACATTAGATCACTCGAAGCTCTTACCCAAGCTATTGTCGAAGGTAGTGCTGCATCTGCTAAAGTATTATTCATGGTTCGCCCTAATGGTACGACAAAAGCTAAGTCACTAGCTCAATCACCTAATGGTGCAATAGTTAATGGTGATGCAAACGATGTAAGTACACTACAAGTAAACAAGGCTGGCGACTTCCGAGTTGCTTTTGAATCTGCAAATACGATTACTGAGCGACTAAGCTTTGCTTTCTTACTTAACTCTAGCATTCAACGTAAAGCTGAACGAGTAACGGCTGAAGAAGTACGTTATATGGCCCAAGAACTAGAGACTGCTTTAGGTGGTGTATACTCCATCCTATCTCAAGAGTTCCAAATGCCCTTAGTTAAATTGGTTATCGGCAGACTAGAAGCACAAGGTAAAATGCCTAAGCTTCCTAAAGATACAGTCAAGCCTACTATTGTAACAGGTATTGAGGCCCTTGGCCGTGGCCAGGATCTGAACAAACTTGGACAGTTACTTCAGTATATCCAGCCACTTGGTCCAGAAGTTATAGCTAGTGAACTAAACGTCAGTGATTACATTGATCGTGTTGGTGCATCTCTAGGTATTGATACTCGTGGACTAATTAAGTCCGAAGAACAGAAAGCTATGGAAGCACAACAAGCACAGATGGCCCAACAGCAGATGATGGGTCAGCAAATGGTTGGCGACATGGCTAGTAAAGCAGCACCTGAAATGGCGAGAGCCGTGGCAGATGCAGCAGCTCAACAAGAGTAATTAAAAAATGGCAGAAACTTTAAACACACATCAAGAACCCACTCCTTCTGACGAGCAAAAGCAGCATGAAGAAGCTATGTTAGCTAAAGCTGATCAGTTGGAGCAGGGTGCTAATGGTGATCGTCCTGAATGGTTACCAGAAAAATTTAACTCCGCTGAAGATATGGCTAAAGCCTACTCAGAATTAGAAAAGAAAATGGGTGGCAAGTCAGACTCAAATGCGGAACAAGAAGTAGAAGAAACACCAGACCCCCAAAACACAGAGGCATCCGAGGTTGCTAAGGTTTTGGATAAGGCTGGAGTAGACTTCGACACACTACAAGCCGAGTACGCTACTAATGGCGGCATTGGTGAGGAATCCTATAAACAGCTTGAAGAAGCAGGGTTCCCCCAGCAATTAGTAGACTCTTGGATTGCAGGCCAGCAGTCGTTGGCAAATGACATAAACGCTCAGGTGTTCTCAAGTGTCGGTGGAGAAGAACAATACTATCAAATGATTGAGTGGGCAGGCGACAGCTTACCACCTGCTGAGATAGATGCGTTCAACAAAGCCATGGACTCTGGAGATATGAGCATGGTGAACATGGCAGTAAATGGATTGGCAGCAAGGTATCGCTCTGAAGTTGGAACCGAGCCTCAACTTATTCAAGGTGAGACTACAGGAAACTCAGGCGGTTCGTTTAAT